GGACTTTCCCGCGTTCACATCAGGGCCGGCAAGCCATGAACCAGCCCAAGAAGTCCCTCGATACCATCCAGCGGGGTAAGCGAGCCACCTTGCAGGCTCCCGAGCCGATGCTCGCACCACCTATCCCACCGGGTGAGTGGCACGAGATGGCCGTCATGTTCTGGGATGATCTGTGGACCTCCCCCATGGCGGCGGAGTACGTGCGCATGGATGTCCATCGGCTCTATCAGATGCTGGTGCTGGTGGATCGGTTCTGGCGCAAGCCTTCCGTGGGCCTGGCAGCCGAGCTACGGCAGGCCAGCCAAGGCTTCGGCCTCACTCCCCTCGATCGCCGTCGCCTGCAATGGGAGGTGGTTCGCACCGAGGAGGCCGAGCAGAAGCGAGCCACCCGCAAGCCACCGGTCCAGCCTCCGGGTGATCCACGTGCCGGGTTGAAGGCCGTCGGATGAGCGTCTTCATGGTCCCACCCCTTGATCGGACCCCCTGGCCGTCTCTCGGTGCGGGGGTCTGCGAGTGGATGGAGACCAACCTCGTGCATGGCCCTGGCGACCTGCGGGGGGAGCCCTATCGGCTGGACTCGGAGAAGCGTGGCCTGCTCTACCGCATCTACGAGGTCTACCCCAAGGGCCATGCGCTGGAGGGCCGACGCCGGTTCCGCCGGGTGGGTATCTCCCTCCGTAAGGGCAGTGCCAAGAGCGAGCTCGCAGCAGCAGTGGTCGCTTGTGAGCTGGCCGAGGATGGCCCCGTGCGCACGGTGAACTGGAACAAGGTCGACCGCCACTGGGAGCCGGAGGGGGGTCCGGTCACCGATCCGTACATCCCGATGATCGCCTATACCGAGGAGCAATCGGACGAGCTGGTCTATGGGGCACTGACGGTCATGCTGGCCGAAGGCCCCCTGGCGAAGCGCTTCGACATCGGCAAGGCCCGGATCATGCGTGCCCGTGGGGATGGCAAGGCAGTGAGCCTCGCGACCAGCCCGGACTCCCGCGATGGGGCACGGACCACCTTCGAGGTGTTCGACGAGACGCATCGCCTGGTCCTGCCGCGCCATCGGGAGGCGCATCGCACCATGCTCGCCAACCTGCCGAAGCGCCGAGCAGCAGATCCGTGGTCCCTGGAGATCACGACGGCCCCGACCCCAGGAGAAGGCTCCGTGGCCGAAGCGACCATGGACTATGCGCGGCAGGTGGCCGATAAGGCACTTACCGATACGAAGCTCTTCTTCTTCCATCGCCAGGCCAGCGACGATCACGACATGACCACCCGTAAGGGCATCCGGGCTGCCGTGCTGGAGGCTTCCGGTCCGGTGGCGGAGTGGTCCGACATCGATGGCATCGTGGATCAGTGGGATGATCCCGGTGCGGATCGGCCCTACCTGGAGCGCGTATGGCTCAATCGGCTGGTCAAGGGTGCGGAGCAGGCCTTCGATGTGGAGCACTGGCGCAAGCTCGCCCGCCCCGAGCACGAGGTGCCGGAGTGGGCCGACATCGTGATCGGCTTCGATGGCTCGATCTTCGAGGACTCCACTGCCGTCGTCGCCGTGGAGGTGGTCACCGGGCATGCCTGGCTCGCAGGGCTGTGGGAGAAGCCGCTCCGCTCGGAGAAGCGCTGGCAGGTGCCGACCGATGAGGTCGAGGTCACCATCGATGCCCTGTTCGATCGCTATCAGGTGTGGCGCTTGTATGCCGACCCGGCCCACTGGCGCAGCTACGTTGCGGAGTGGGCTGCGAAGTATGGGCGGGAGCGCGTCATCGAGTGGTGGATGTACCGCACGCTCCAGACTGCCCGTGCCGTACGAGCCTTCGCTGGGGCCATCCTGAACGACGAGATCACGCACTCGGGCGATGAGCGCCTGCTACGCCACATCGGTAACTCCCATCGGCTGGACCTGCCGCAGCGGGACGAGGATGGGATGCCCATGTGGCGCATCGTGAAAGAACGACCCGACAGTCCCCATAAGATCGATGCGGCTTCCGCACTCATCCTGGCCTGGGAGGCTCGGACGCATGCGGTGGCCGAGGGAGTAGGAACGGTGACATGGACCGCGGCATAGACCTGATCCTGGCCCCGTTCCGTGCGACGGGGCGCTTCCTTGCTGCTGTGGGTGGCAGCTCTGCGATGATGTACTCCCGCGCAGCGAGCTGGGCCTGGGATATGTATATGACGCGTACCCGGATCGACTACCGTGGCGAGGTGGGCGATCCCATGCGCAACAGTGCCGTCAGTGCCGTGAGTGGCTGGATCAGCCGGAACTTCCCGGAGGCTCCCGTCGTCATCCGCCGCCAGGCTCGCCCCGGTGATGATGCGCTGATCTTCCCCTCGAATACGGGACCAGGGCAGATGCTACGCCTGCTGGAGCGACCCAATCCGTACTACTCCGGGGTCCTTCAGTGGATGGCCACCATCACCGACTTCCTCCGCGGGAATGCCTACTGGGTGAAGCTCCGCGACGAGTCGGATCGCCCCGTGCAGCTGTGGTGGGTGCCCGAGTCGCTGATGGAGCCCCGCTGGAACGAGAGCGACGATACGTCCTTCATCGACTGGTACGACTATCGCGTCGATGGGAAGGTCTTCAAGATCCGCCCACGGGACGTCATACACTTCCGCCAGGGGATCGATCCGCTCAATCCCCGCAAGGGCCTCAGTCGCTTCGGTGCCCTGTTCCGGGAGGTCTTCACCGACGAGGAGGCATCCGCCTTCACTGCCTCCCTGCTCCGTAACCTGGGGGTGCCTGGGGTCATCATCGCCCCAGCGAATACGACCGGTGGCTCGAACATCAAGACCGATCCCGAGGCCGTGAAGCGCACCTTCATGGAGAAGTTCGGAGGAGATCGGCGGGGCGAGCCGATGATCATGACCAGTCCGACGGAGATCAAGGTGCTCTCCTGGTCGCCATCGGATATGAACCTGCGGGACCTCCGGCGTATCCCGGAGGAGCGCATCTCCGCAGTGCTCGGGGTGCCTCCCGGTGTCGCAGGCCTGGGTGCGGGGCTCGATCGGTCGACCTTCAACAACTTCGCCGAGGCGAACCGGGCAGCCTATACGCAGGGTGTCATCCCCCTCCAGCGGCTCATCGCAGCCGAGCTCGAGATCCAGCTGCTCGTGGACTTTGCCGACCTCAGCCGTGGCTACGAGGTCGAGTTCGACTGGCGCAAGGCCTCCGCTATGCAGGAGGCAGCCGATGCCGTCTGGAAGCGCTACGAGTCGGCAGCGACCAAGGGGCTGATCACGCGCTCCACCTTCAAGAAGGCAGTAGGCCTCTTCGCCGAAGATGGCGACGACGTCTACATCCAGCCCAACAACTACATCGTCACCCCCGAAGGGAGCCCACCACCGGCTCCGAGCAGTAATCTCTTCCTCCCACCCGGTGCCACCACCGAGGTGCCGCAGTTCACAGCAGGAGTCGTCCGATGACCGAGTCCCTTTACCCTCACGTGATCCGGTCCATCATGGAGCGGCCATGGGCCATCCTGCCGGAGACGCTCGCGACCATCGTTGGGTTGGTGCGGATGCGAGCCGCAGGAGAGCGCCTCTCCCCCGAGGCCATCGGGGAGCGTTTGGCTGCCGCAGCTGCGGTGCAGGGCCCCCGTAATGGGCCACGCCGGGGGGAGCGAGTAGCCGTCCTTCCGATCTATGGGGTGCTCATGCCGAAGGCCAACCTCATGAGTCAGATGAGTGGCGGCACCTCCGTCGAGCAGTTGCAGGCACAGTTCCGCAAGGCCATGGCCGACCCGGAGGTCGGGGCCGTCGTGTTCGATGTGGACTCCCCCGGTGGCCAGGTCGATGGTATCCCCGAGCTGGCAGCGGAGATCCGTGCCGCACGGGGCCGCAAGCCGATGATCGCGAGTGCCAATACGATGGCTGCGAGTGCGGCACACTGGCTCGCCTCCCAGGCAGACGAGTTCACCGTCACTCCCTCCGGTGTGGTCGGCTCGGTGGGGGTGATCGCGGCACACTCCGACTTCTCGAAAGCCGAGGAGATGGAGGGCATCAAGACCACCTTCATGACAGCCGGCAAGTTCAAGGCCGAGGGTAACCCACACGAGCCACTGGGCGAGGAGGCTCGAGCCTCCATCCAGGCCGATGTGGATGCCTACTACCGCATGTTCGTGGACGACCTGGCGAAGGCCCGGTCGCTCACGGCGGAGACGGTGCGCAAGGAGCATGGCGAGGGTCGTACGCTGCTCGCGGAGGCAGCCCTGAAGAAGGGCATGGTCGATCGTATCGAGACGCTGGACCAGGCGATCACGCGGGCCGGTGCGCGAGCGGCTGCGCGGGGAGGTATAGTGATGGAACAACGAGGTGCGGCTCTGGGAACGGAGTTCACCTTCGGCGAACGACTAGAGCTGGTAGCGGCCGAAGTCGAGGCCATCGCGCACCATGCCCAGGAACGGGCAGATTGGCGCGCTGTCGAGGGCAGGAAGCTCTCGGAAGCGACGCGTGACGGACTCCGACGGCTGCTCGCTCTGCGGCCCATTCTCGACGATGTCGAGGGCCTCATCGCTGAGCCTGCCACTGCGGCACGGTCCGTCGTGGACCTCGCCGAGGCATACCGACGTGGCTATGCCATCGACGACATGCTGAAAGGAATGACCGATGGGTAGGGCAGCAGAGCTGCGCGAGCAAGCGCTTGCGAAGCTCTATGAGGCGAAGGAGCTCGAAGGTCCCGATGGGACCGTCAGCCCCGAAGACATCGAGCGCCAGGCAGCGCTCTTCGAAGAGTTCAAGGGCCTGGATGATCAGGCTGCCACGGCACGCAAGGCCGAGGGCATCAGCGAGACCATCAGCGATCGGCTCTCCTGGTACAACCAGCAAGCGACCGGGCAGCCGATGCGCTTCAATCAGACGACCGTCGAGACGCAGGGCAAGGCTTCCTGGGGCGAGCAGTTCATCCAGTCGGAGGCATACAAGGCCGTCATCGAGTCGGGTGCGCTCCAGTCGAACGATCGCCGCTTCAACTCCGGCCAGGTCGTCGTCGGTGCGGTGGCGAATACCGATGTGGTCCAGACGGAGTCCAGTGGACCGGCGAATGCGCTGGTGCTGCCGGACTACCTGCCGGGCATCATCGGGCTGCCGGGTGCACCCCTCGTCGCCCGTGATCTGTTCAGCCAGGCCACGACCACCAGCGATGTCATCAGCTACGCTCGGCAGACGAGCCGCTCTGGGGCAGCTGCGATGGTCGAGCAGGCCACAGCAGTCAACAATGGTGCGAAGCCGCAGGTCAGCATCGCCTGGGAGCGCGAGACCAGCCCGGTCGAGACCGTGGCTGCGTGGATGGCGACCACTCGGCAGGCTCTTGCCGATGTGGGGCAGATCCGCGGCCTGATCGATAACCAGCTGCGCTTCTTCCTCGCACTCGAGGTCGACGACCAGCTCATCAATGGCAACGGCACCAGCCCGAACCTGTCGGGCATTCTTGACCAGACGGACATCCTCACCCTTGATGCCGATGCCGAGAACCTGACCTGGCTCGACTCCATCCGCCGAGCCCGGACCATGATCCGGACCGGCACCTCCCGGTTGCCTGCGGATGGCATCGTCATGCACCCGAACGACAGCGAGGGCATCGACCTGCTGAAGGATGGGAACGACAACTACCGTGGCGGCAACCCGATCGGCAACTTCGGCTTCAACCAGCCGATCTGGGGCCTCCGTCGGGTCGAGTCCGAGGCCGTCGCCGAGGGCACTGCCATCGTCGGGGCCTTCCGGCCCGGTGCCACCGTGTACGCGCGCCAGGGTGTCGCGATCCTGACTGCGGACCAGCACAGCGACTTCTTCGTCCGGAACCTGATCGTGGTTCTGGCCGAGGAGCGCCTCGGGTTCGCGGTCTTCTTCCCGACCGCATTCCTCGAGCTCACCCTCGGGGTCGGTGGCAGCTAACAGACCATGAGGGTCTGTCCCGTCTGTGGTGCGTTGGATGGGGTGTGTGGTTACACGCACCTCGTCCTCCCGCCACTGGACCTGACGCATCCCGCACCCCCGCGAGTGCCTGATCCCCAGGTGCTCGCGGAGGCCCGTCGTCGGCGGGAGGCACGCGAGGTCCGCTTGCGCAAGTGGCGGGAGACGCACCCGTGAGGGTGTACAACGGTGGGACGTATGACCTGCTGCACGTCGGGCATCTGTATGTGCTACGCGAGGCACGTCGCCTTGCGGGACCCGATGGGGAGGTCATCGTCGCACTCAACACCGATGAATTCGTCGCGGAGTTCAAGGGCCACCGACCGGTCCAGCCTTACCTCGAGCGAAGCGAGGTTCTGGCGGCCATCCGATATGTGGATCGGGTGGTTCCCAACGTCGGTGGCCCTGACTCCCGTCCCACCATCGAGGCTGTGATGCCGGATGCCATCCTGGCAGGAGCCGATTGGTGGAGTGCGGACGATGCCCGCTACTTCAAGCAGATGGGCTTCGACCGGGGCTGGCTGGAAGACCGCGGCATCGCACTCGCCTATGCGGGGCAGCTGGTGCCAGGTCGCTCCTCGACCAACCTGCGGGCCGTCGCAAAGGCGGTCGCATGACCGTAGCACACTACAATCCGCATGCTCCGGACTGGCATCGCGTCGCCGATGTGCCGTTGGATATCACGCTCCAGGAGTATGCGGCTGCCTGGATCGACATGGAACCGCACGTCGGGCAGTTGAAGCAGTACGCCCTTGGCCGGAAGACCATCGTGGAGTTCGGCCTGCGGGGAGCCGTCTCGACGTGGGCGATGCTGTCCAGCATGGACCCGGAGGGCACGCTGTACGGTGTCGATATCGATCCGGATGCGCCCGTCCCCCCGCAG